TGATTATATGATCACATTACAAGAAACTGGCCAAGGGTTCTAAGACTAAAAGCTTCGATATTCTTGAAAGCTTTCAAGTGACAGAACTTGGCAATACTGTTCTCGTGCAATGACCAAAGGCGTCTATTATGTTTTAACGCGTTGCGCGATGAAGCGAGGGGATCGACTATACATCCCCGGGGATTGGTGTAAACGGAGCCCAGATCCAGCCAGGAGAAAAACTCTTGTTCGTCAGAACTAGGACGAAACTGGCTTGGTAGAAGGGTCTGTTGAAGCTGTGGAAGAAGTGCCAAAGAAGACTGATGAACGCAAGTAAGGGTGGGGTCGGAAACCTTAATAGGTTTCTCGGCAGTGAGTATGTTGTTCCGCATCGCGCGGACGATCTGTAAGTCTTTAACAGACGGACCTAGGGAGATAATCTCCCCAAGGTCATCAACATAGTCAAATGGGTGTAAACCAACGCCCCCCAAAGTCTCTGGAACAAACCAGGGGACCTTACATGTATCCAAAACGGCCTTATGGTTCTTAACGAACAGCTTATGTAACTTACGCCACAAATGGTAGGGTGCTAAACGCATCAATTCACGGTGTCGGGAACCGAGTGTGGAGAAACCATCTCCAACGATGTCCATCAAACCCTGGGAACCTCCGGATCTTTTCAGACCGAAGAGAAGCCCAAGGTTAGGATACTGGACAAGTTGATAAGAATCATCAACAACTCGGAAGTTAGTGGAGTTAATATTAACAAAACTCTCACTATAATAAACTTTACCCGGACTAGGAGTGAATCCTACCGCCCCTGCAATCACCTCCCAAACTCTCTTGCCGACTTCATTAATATCGACGGCAGCGTCATCACCATTGATCAGTAAGGGCACATCATTAAGCTCGTAAGGCCTCAAAGTAGATACTTCGTAAGACCACCGCATAACGGCGGCATTAATAATACAGAGTATCGGAAAAGAGGTAATAGAACCCATGAGCTGCCCATGCATCTGATTCTGGCCATTTATAATATGCCCAGTGAGGGACGTGTGGAACATCGCGCGAAGCTTGGATTCTGGTAGAAGATTCCAGATATCACAAAGCTCGTCGACGACTGTCCACGAAACCCAAGATGCAATACTGTCTGTGGCTGCAGAGTAATCAACCGATAGAAATTTTCTCTTCCTTTTAAGAGCTTTTGACGGCCTACCTAAGACAGTGGCGATTATCGCATCTGTCACAGGACGGCCTATGAGCTGAAAAACCTTATGACGACTTAAGTGTCTCCACATAAACTTTTGGAGAGGTTTCAAGACGTAGTAAAGGAAAGGAGGGCCTTTAGAAATAACACGAACTTTTAAGGGCTCGGCAAGACCAAGAGGAACAACATTCGGGATCTCAGTTGCAGCATGACGCAACATAGTGACGAAAGTATCGTCATACGCCCTCTTAAGATCTACGGAATTACGTAGTAGATAGAGAGGGGAGTTTGGAGAAATCGCTTCATCAATAAGTCCTAAGCGCTCCGCATCATGCCAGTTAATCTGGCAGACGTCGGGTGACAAGTCAGGTCGATTTTTAAGGATATCCGTATCGACCATGAGACCAAAAGTACCTAGTTTAGAACGAGTGTTATTATAATTCGCGGAGAGAGAAGGCATAAAAGGCTTGGAGAAAACTCCAGCCAAAGTAGTGTCTTTATACAACTCTCGCACCGTTCTTCGAAGCTGCCGAGTGACACTTTCTTTACTCAAAAGAAGCTCCACGTCAACGTGG